TTACCGCATAACCCCTGCCCGGCCCGCATTCACCATCCGCCCCCGCTCTGGAAAGACGTACTTCTGCCCAATCGCCCCGATCACCGGCGCTGTCCCATCCGGCTGCGGCCTTCCGCCCCGCAAGACCGCCGGATTCCTCGGCCGCAGATCGTATCCCGCCGCATTCGCAAAGTCAGGGTCCGCACCCACCGAATGCTCCCCCGCATCCGGCGCCTCCGCGCCCGCATACGAGGTCCCCGTCATCGCCGCCGGCGTCCCGTCCGTCTCGATAAAGCAGTTGTGGTCGTTGTACGGCACACTGCCGCCGCTTCGCGAGAAGATCCCCACCGCCCCCGGCGCAAGGCTGAAGACGTTATCGACGACGGTCACCCCGTCGCAGCCATCCAGCAGCACGCCGTCGACCTCCGTCCCGATGAACGTGTTCCCCAGGACATTTGCGTAACCGCCCGCACCCGCGACCCGCACCCCGAACTGCCCGCCCACAACAATACAGCCGATCACACTTCCGCCCCGGTTCACCACGTTCGCGAGGTTAGTCCCCGTCGCCATCCGGCCCACGCAATTCAAAAACACATTGTTGTGGCCCTTTACGGCGTGCTGATGGCTCAGGATATCGTTATGCGAATAGCACCCGTCGAACAGCACGTGATCCGCTTCCGTGCTGATAATAAAGCTGACCCCTGAGAAACGGCAGTTCCTCACCACGATGTTGCGACACACCGTCGCAAAATTCAACGCGCTCTGGCCGCCCGTGTCGCGCAGATGCACGTTCTCGAAGATCAGATTATCCGCCCCATAGAAGTACAAGGCCGAAAAACCCCCGCTGTTGCCGTTTAAACTCACGCATCGGTCCGTATCGATCACCCCATTCCGCAGGATCGTCAGCGGCGATTCGTGCCATCCCCCGCCCCTGCCCATATCGCCCGGCACCGTATGGAAGCCCACAATCCGCTTGAACGTGTTGTACAGCACGTTCCCGCCCGCATCCACGGAGACCGAGCCCGCCAGCGTCTCATCCAGATTCGTCCAGATCGTCACGCTGTGTAGGCTCGCATCCGTCTCATCAAGCGCACTCTGCAGGGTATCGAAAGCCCCGCCCACCTTCACCGTCACCGTCGTATTGCCGCCCGATGCATCCCCGATCGCGATCCAGTCGCCCGCCGGGTCGACGGCCGTCACATGGTACCGCATCGTCTGGAGATTCACGTCCGGCACCGGCGTTTCGACCACGTACGCCGCCATCCCCACCTCGACGCCGGCAAAGCAGCCCGCCTTTGTGATGTGCCGGTCCGAGCCTGTAAACGCACACCCCGCCTCATCCGCGACGGGGCCGCCGTTGACCATCAGCTTATTCATCGCCGCAGTCTTTTCGGAGTCCGTGCCGTTTGGACACTGACTGTCCCACCACTCCTGCGTACATCCGCCCGCCAGCGCCGTCCGACCGCTCTTGTCCCCGTTTCCGCCGACGAAGAACACCGACCTGTGCCCATAGAACACCGGATAGCCCATTACTCTACCTCCGCCGGAACGCCGTCAAGCCAGACCTCAATCACCCTGCCGCGTCTGAACACAGCCGCCGCCTGCGGATAGCGCGCACGCACCTGCTGCTCCACCCAGGCCGCCCCCGCGGCCATCTCCTTCTGCCGCAACTCGGCCGCCACCGCCCGCCGCACGTTCGCCACAAGCGTCGCCGTCATCCCCTCAGCCCCGCCAGTCCCAACGCCGGCCAATGTCTTCACGGCCTCAGCCGAAAGCGCCTCAACCGCCCCTGCACTGAGTTCCTGTGTCTCCGCCCCATCCTTGACTTTCTTGTACAGTGCCAACTGCCGCATCACACCTCCTGCGTCCAGACCCCGTATTTGTGCACGGTCACCCAGTCCCCCGCACTGTCGGCCACTAAGGTAATGGCCTCACCAATCGCATCGGCCCACTTGTACTTGTCCGGCGTCTGCCCGCTGTTGTCGCGAATCGCCGCCGCGCCCGGGTCCACCCGCACCTGCTGCGGCTCCTGAACGCAAAACGTAAACCGCGTCCCCGAGGCAGCGTTCGCGGGCAGCGTCAGCGTAACCGTCCCCGTCGCCCCGCGATTCGTATGGACACTGCCCGATTCCGCTTCCGTCAGCACGTCATCACCCGTATGCGCCTCGATGATCGTACTCCCCCCGCCGCCTCCACTCGCTGGCGCCGGAACGGCAATGCTGTGATGGTCCCTCGCATCCGTAATCGACACAATATCCCCGCCCGCCGTCTGCACTATGGCCAGACGCACGTGCGGCGTCGCCGTCATATCCGGCCAGCCCGCGTACGCGTTCGTCACCAGGTCTGCGCCCGAATCCACGTACACATAGATCGACGCCTTGTTATCGGCCACCACATTGCCCGCCGAGCCGGGATAGGACACGAGCGCCGTCCCGATCCAGTACTTGCCCGGCTTGACCCCGATATTGAGTCCGCCCTCGTCAAACACCCGCAGGTCATTGCCCCGCCGGCAGGCCAGAAGCAGCCGGTACAACAGCTTCCTGAAGTGCAGATAGTACGGCGCTGTCCCCGTAGGGATATACTCCACGCCTGTCTCGGCATCGCTCAACAGCCCCAGCAGGCTGTTATCACTCGGATACACTTCCGCCATGATTCACCTCATCGAAGCAAGAGCAGGAGGCAAACCCACCGGCCTGCCCCCTGCCCAACTTGACTACTTCGTCAGGAGTCCAACACCACGCGGGTATCACAACTGATCACCGCAAAGTCCTCACTGTTGAACTTCGCCTTGTTGAACCCGTAGATGCTCGAGACCTCGCAGCCGAACTGACTGTCGTACTCGAAGATTTTCTCGACCCAGCGAATCCGCCGCCCATAGGCTAAGATGCCCGCCTGCGCACCGCAGAAGAGCCCCCGCGCCACGGTGATTCCATTTCCGCACGGATCGCCCGACTCGAAGTACGTCGCCGGGGCAGTACCCACGCCGTCGCCGGTCCGCAGCTCGATCTTGTCGTACTCGTGGACGATGATCCCATCCCACACGCCGGCCGCGCCGGAAAACAGCGGGTTGCTCTCGCCCCGTACGTTGGCAAGCTGCTGAGCGGCCACCCATGCCATATCCTGCTTGAGCGCCTTGACCTGCCACGGACTGGCAAAGTACACAAACCACTGCTTGCCGCCGATCACGATGGGGCGAAGCTTGCTGTAGTTGACGCCGCCATCCTTCTGCGCCATGCGTTTCAGATGACTCAGCACCTGCGTCCCGAACAGGTGCCCGCTGCCGGCCGCGGTAATGGCCGCATCGTTGGCGACCACCGTCACCCCGACCGTGCCGTCCAGCAACTGCCCGCCGTAGAACCTGCGGTTGGCCGTCGGCGCGGCCGCCGTAATCGTCCCCACCGAATTGGCCAGGCCCGACAGGCCCTTCAGGATGTCCGTATCCCGCGTCTCGGCCAGCCACAGGCCCAGGGCATCCTTGGCCTCCGTCCGCAGTCGGATCTTTGTCCGCCGCTCCGTCATCTCGCCGTCCAGACGCACCGATTCCTTGCGCTTATGGATAGTCGTCTGGCAGTTGTAGAAGGTGAGCGCCTTCTCCTGCCCTTCGCTGGCCGCGTCGTCGACCTTGCCGTCACTGATCAGCCGGGCCCGCAGCGGCGTATTGATCCGGTCGCCCTTATCCTTCGTCAGGTCCGTATTGACCTGGATGAGCGCATTGCTCGACTCGCCCACGAAGCGGCCGTCATTGAAGTAGCTGTCCTTCTCGGCCTGACGCCACGTCTTCTCGCCCCAGACCTCTTCCACGGACGCGGAATGACTCCCGCCCCGCAAAAATACCGTATTCGCCATAATGCATTACCTCGTTTCTCTTGCCGGTCAGCCCAACGACTCCGCGAGCCTGTCCAACTCATCTTCGGACATGCGGCCCACGTCCTCAGGCGTCGTACTCACCTGTCCGCCGCCCGTCGCCGGCACCCGGCCGGTTAACTTGATCTTCTCCAGCAGTCTCGCCGTCCGAACCGCCTCGGCCTTCTCGCGGAGTTCCGGCGCAAGCATCACGCACCGCCGGTACCGCTCCGCCGCAGGGTCACTGGCTTGCCGGATCGCCATGCGGTCGCCCTCGGTCAGATGCGCATCACCGGCCGCGACCACCGACTCGTAATCCAGCCCGTCCCCGCACGCCTCGACGGAATACTCCTTCACCGCCGCCGCACGGCTCTCAGACTCCCGCGACGCAAACGCAGCATCCGCATCCGCCTTGCGCTGTTCGGCCAGGAAAATCCGCAGTTGGGCCATTGTCACCGGCTTTGCATCGTCAGGACTATTCGCTTGTCCTCCGTTTTCCCCCGGAGGTGGGGTCTCGTCCTTCTTCTGCTTTGCCTGCACTTCGGCCAACTGCCGTTCCAGTTCCTGCCGCTTGCGAACCTCCGCCTGCTTGTCGGCTAAGAGCCCGTTAAACTGCTCTTCGCTGTAGACCTTCGGCGGCGCGCCTTCGGTGTTCGTTTCGACCTCTACTGCTGTTACTTCGCTTTCCATGCTTACCATTCCTTTGAATTCACGGGCCAAAGTCGCCCTCTACCTGCAATCATCCCCTGCAGTCAGGGTCATCAGCCGACACGTCCCTGCGGCCGACTCAGGGTATTTACAAAGCCTCTGCTCACTTGCAGCTTCTTCGTCTCACTCGCACTCCCGCGTCTCACATCGCCCGTACCATCGCCCGCACTTCGCCCCCCAATGTCATGCAGGATCTTCTCCTTGTTCAAAAGATCGCTGTTTTCCACCACCACCTGCGCCGGTATCTGCTCCGGGTACATCCGGGCAATCTCCATAATGCTCATGAAGTTGGCGTACCGCGCCGTCGGCGAGGTCGACGACGATTCGATCCGGATGCCGTACTTGCCCACCTTCCGCGACCGCAGCAGTTCCATCTCGCCCGCACCCAGCTTCTCCGACGCAATCGCCCGAATCTCCGCATCCGAGTACACATCCGTAAACCGGATCATATCCACCAGCCCAAGGGCCAGCAGCTTCTGCGTCCGGCTGAAGTTGTCGAAGACCACCTCCACCACCTTCATCCCCTGCGCCTGCCGCAGCTCGATCGCCTTGCCCGACTCCAGCACCCCCTCCATGATATGCCCTAACAGGTCCGGGTTGGCCCCGGAGATCTCCTTCATATCGTCCGCGCCCATCTGCGCGGCCGTAATATGTCCCTCCGACAGCGGCGCAGGCTCTATCCGTTCGATCTTTCCGCCCGCTTTGGACTCATCCAGGACCACCCCCGGCGTCGCCCCGTGCTTGGCCAGGTGCCGGTCGTAATTGTTGAGCACCTTCTTGACCTTGAAGCCGGAATTGGCCGTCTGGTTGAGGTTATGCAGCGCCTGCGACCTGCGCTTATTGACCTCCTGCTGCGGACCTTGCAGGTTTTGCACCACGCCCATCACGTACCCGTCCACCCAGTACGGACAGAACCGGTAATACGGAAACGCCGTAACCCCGCCGTACGGGTCCCGCACATCCTCCAGGACCACGTTGCCCGCCGTCACCGTCTTATTCAGCACCGGCGCAACCCATTCCTTCACGGTCCACCGCCCGCTCTGCGCCGCAATCGCCGCGGCCAGTTGGGCCTGTGCCGCATCGATCACCCGCATCACACCGGTCGCCGCATTGATCAGCACAATGCGTTTCTCAAACGCCTTCCACCAGCACTCCCGCACGCGGTACCTGAGCACCCCCGCGTCGCCGCCGCCCGCCACGTCCGCCGACGCCGGATCGACATCCAGCCCGCCGGCGTCAATATCCCCGACCTTCCCCGGCCACGTCAGTTTAACCGCCTCCTTATCCATCCACATATCGCGAATCACAAACCGCCCGGTGCGGTTCAGGTCGTATTCCTTCGCATCCGGGTCCTCCCGCATATCGAACGGCGACACCTTGCTCACCTTCAGGTCCCCGCCTAAGGGGTCGTCGGCGTAATCGACCCCCACGCCGATCCAGCCCTTGTTGCCGATGATCCCGTCCAGGAAGCAGTCGGCGATCTCGTAATCGGCGTCGGTCACGTCCATGCAGTGCCGCAGGGTCGCAGTAAATACCTCCGCCAGCCCGGTGAGCCCCCCGCGCCGCGCCACCACGGTAATATCCTGCCGTCCCTGCCGCTGAATACCGGCCAGAAGGTTGATAATCGGCAGGATCAGGTTGATCGTCAGCGCCGGCCGCTTCTCGGCGGCCAGCTTCTCCAGATCCGCCGCATCCCACTGGTTGCCCACATAGAAGTTGAACCCCGTCTGCATGCGGTCCCGTTCATCATGCAGACCCGCATCCGCATGCTTCCAGTAGTCACGCACCAGATTCAGACGTTCAACTTCACTCATATACCTTGCTTTTCCACCGCTCCGCAACTACACTGTCCTCATGGCCAACAGGAATCTTAAACCCATATTCGCCACACTTTGCTTTGCCGCAGGGGTGCTCTGTATCATCTTCATGATCTGCTTTCTTGCCTACGTGGCATGGCTTCTCTTCGGGTATTGGTACTTCAGTAACTGGCACTAACCATCCCATTCGCTCTGCTTATCTACTTGACTACTCGTCTACTCAACCTACTCCACTCCTTCACTACTCCACTACTTCCACTCACATCGCCATCGCGCTGTACCTCCCATCGTAGATGGAATCTTCAAACCCCTCATAACCATCCCGCTCGCCGACCAGTTCACCCTCCACAAACTGCAGTGCATACAGTCCGTTCACATACGCGTCCGCCCGGTCGGGACTCCGGCCCAGTCGCTGCTTGATGTCCGCCTTGGATTCGATCAGGATGCGCCCGTTGCGGAATTCGTACGTCGGAGTGGCAAGCTGGCCTCGCAGCTGCGGCTCGACGTTCTTCAGTTCCACGTCGCCGTCGGCAAACATATCCGCCGCCGTGCACCAGACTTCAGACCGCAGGTTGTAGTACTTCTCTGTATCCGACGCCTTGCCGGCGTTGTCGATGGGCAGGACATCGTCGCCCATCTCTACGAGGCGATCCACCACCCCCGCGCCGAGCCCGCACACATCCACCACCACTAGGCAGCCGCCATGCTTATGCGAAAGAACGTGTAGGACGTTAGCAGTATGCATAAGGTCCTTCTTGCCATAGACCACCGCCTCCTTAATCTGCGTGTTCTCCAGATAATAGATCACCGTCTCGTCGTCGCCATACCGCGCCGGGTCGCACGTAATCAGTTTTTTCACCGCCGGCGGATACTGCGTAATCCGGCCGGCGTTGGCCACCCACGCATCGCGAATCACCTGATTGAACCCGCCGAGACAGTCCCACGATCCCTCCAGGTACGCCTTCAGCAGTTCCGGCCGGTTCCGGAACGCATCCTTCAAAACCGCGATATACTCCGGGCCCAGGTAATGGTTGTCCGTCGGCAGCGCCTGTATGAACAGCCGCCCCGGCGTCGGGTTCAGAATGAACTCATCCTTGAGAAACGAAGGCGCTGGGTTCGCCGTGAAGAGCCCCTTGCCCGGGATCTTGGTGCCGTTGACAATCAGCCGGAACGTCGCCCGCAGTTCCCCGATCTGCCCGGCGTCGACCTCTTCGGCCTGATCGAGAAAGAAGAACGCATACTCCGCCGAGTTGAACTTGTTGACAATCTCGGAGTTATCCAGCCCGCCAGTCAGGATCTTCACCCGGCCTAAGACAATGATCTCCGCGGGCTTGCCGCGAATCTCGTAGTACTCCTGCGGGATGAACCGTTTCCACGTCTCAAGGGTCGTATTCGTAAAATCCACCCCGCGCTTCCGCCCCATGAACCCCACCGGAATCGGATGCAAACGCGGACCAATGTCGCAGACTTTCACAATCTCAAGTACCTTGTGAAGGCACCAGAAGCACCCGAACACACTCTTCCCCCCGCCCTTGGCCCCGCCATAAAGCACCTCCCGTACATCGGGGCGCTCCAGCGCGTCCCAGGCAAGCGTCTGCTTGGCCGTCAGCACCGGCTTCCACTGAATTGTCCGAACATCCCCATTCATTTGTGTCAATCTGCGTTTCCCTCAGTGCCCTCTGTGCCCTCAGTGGCAGGCCGTTCGTACGTCTTCGTAATCACAATCTCAAACGGCAGCCCGCCCACGCCCACGTTCTCCGTCGCCTTGCCCTCAGCCAACTGCACCCGGTGCGCATAGTCGCGAGCGATCCGGTTCACGCGGTCGATTTCGTCGCCGCCCTTCGCATCTTCAGCCGACAACTTCTCCAGATACTTCTGCACCAACCTGTCGGCCAAGCCGCGTATCCGCCGTATCCGTACGTCGTGGTTTTCCTCGCGAATGCGCTTCACATCCTCATACCGCTCAGGCCGCCGCCGCATCGCCGCATACACATAATTCTCAGACTTGCCCAACTCGGCGGCAATCTCCGAAACCGCCCGCCCGCCCTCGTACTCGCCGAATATCCAGTCGGTCTCAAACCTCCGCCCACCGGCTTCTCTCTCATCAGTCTCAGCCATCCTGCTATCCTGTTAAACCCGTCACGAAGGCGTAGCACCTCCGCCTTCGTTCTCTACCCTACATATTACGTCCAAACCGCCGCCTTCGTCCACATAAAACAACCGTAAGACCTTATAAACACAGAACTTACGCGCAACATGCACATGCCACGCAATGCCATGTTCCGCCACGCCACGCCATACGCCCTAAAAGAATTTTTTCAAATCCGTCGATTTTTCCTATCAACATCCCCCCGTCTCATTCGCCATTACAGACGTGACACGCGCCGACCCTCTGCGCGACGACCTCAAAATGCCGGTTGACGCCGTCCAAAGAAGGTGGTACATCTCTAAAAACTGAATACCTGAAAGTTCACTGAACTTTTGCCGTCTCGCACTAAACCGCCAGTTTATATGCCGAGAGACGTAGAAGGTCGGTGCCCTGCAATGGGGCACCGTCTGCGCGTGTTCTCGGCGGGCTCTGGCGGGCCTTGTGTGAGCACGTTGCGGCGGTGCTCCTTTTTTAAGGCGCCGTTTCGGAGGAGCCGGGCCGCATCATCGTCAGGATGAAACGGTGCCGGAACGGAGAGAAGTATGTGGTATTCAGATGGGGTGTCGTGTGGCGGGCAAGAGAGAACTCAATTCAAACCATGGAGGCAGAAAATGCGAATTGTATTTGCGATTGCAGCGCTTGTCGTCTGTACGTCAACTGCGTTGGCCAGCTTTGACAGCTACAGTCTCCTGATCGGGAATCCGCAGGGGGGGTCGGGCCAAACGGCACCGTACTTTTACGCCACTTTGGACGCCGCCGGGTACTCGGACTGGATTTGGTATGGAGCGTCACCCATCCACGACCATGACTATCACGAAGTCCTCAGCGGCGAATGGGCGGCCGCAATCTACTACGACGGGATCAGCACCGACTTGACAGCAGACCCCAACGACGGAGACCGTAGGCAGGCCATGTGGCTTACGAAACACTTCGACTACCCGAACTGGCCCACGAACAGCAATTTCCAGAAGTCCGCCGGCCAGCCATGCGAGGCATGGTACGAGCCCACCAACCCTTCGCCACTCCTGAACACAGGCCAATCGACCATTCGCAACAATAAGATTGAGATCACCATCGACTATGAGGTCGTCGACCTGGAAGGGCTCGGCTCGACCTATTCGCCAATGTCGTTCCTCACCGAACCCAACAGCGTCGTGGCCCAGCGCATGTACAGCGACCGCTATGTTTTTCTCCAGACGTACACCATTCAGAACGTGAGCGCCCAGACCATGACGGGCCTGGAATTCTATCAAATGCTTCATTCCCACGGCGCGGACGAGTATGGCGCGCAGGTCAACTCCACGTACACGGATGCTCTGTTCTCCGACCCGCTCGCTTTGTACACACCCATTGATTCGGTGCACGACGTCGGCAACTTCCGCTATGACATTACACAATGGAATACACCACCCTTCGCAGGCTGGGTCAGCCATGCTGACTACGTTGGCTTTAGCAGCACGGTTGAACCGGACTGGATTGACAACGACACATACAAAGGCCACAGCGGCAAGCCTGCCAGCGGGACGCATGTTAACGTAGAACAGCACAAGCTGAACGGCATTGACTGCATCTTCAACGAGGAGGTCTGCGGCGCGATGGGCTGGTCCTTGGGCAGCCTGGACCCGAACGAGACGACATCAATGACGATTGCCTTCATGTGCGGGCCCGAACAAGATGCCCCGTCGCTGGCCCTGAACAAGACCGATGACGCGCAATCCTGTGTCAGCCCCGAGGACGAGTTGACCTACACAATTAGCTGGCAGAACCTCGGCGAAGCAGATGCCGAGAGCGCCGTGCTGGTTGACTATTTACCCGCAGGCGTCGATTACCCGGCCGGCTGGCCGACGCTCGATCCGAATTTCGTGGTGATTCCGGGCGACCCGGCCTACGACACCGGGACGCATTCGTACCGCTGGGACCTGGGAACCATTCCGGCAAGCGGATACGGGTCGGTGCAATTGACGGTGGTAGTCAATGACAAAGCCGAACCCGGTATGCCCATGCGCAACGACGCCGTGCTTACTACCTCACAGGGTAACGCCAGTGTGCAATGGGCCACCGACGTCTGCTGCTGGGACCAAACCGGCATCATCTACGTCAACTGCAATGCGCAAGGCGCTGACATCGGGACAAGCTGGGCTGATGCTTACACTGATCTGCAACGCGGGCTCAGACGGGCGGCCGAAAGCTGTGGGACGGAAATATGGGTGGCACAGGGAACCTACGACCCCGGCCGGCTCCCCGCAACGGTGTTTACGATTCCCGCCAACGTCGCCATGTATGGTGGCTTCGCAGGCAACGAGACCTCGCGCGAGCAGCGGAATCCCAACATCCACAGGACCATCCTCACCGGTGGCGTCGACGCGGAACGCAACGAGACGGTAGTGAAGATGGGCCAAGACAGTCTGCTGGACGGTTTTGTGGTGACGGCTTCAGCATTCTTGGGCCAAGGCATCTATGCCTCCAGCGTTGACTGTTCTATCGCCAACTGCACGGTAGAAAGGAACGGTGGGTATGGCGTCCGCGCCGCAAATGGCGACGCTGTCTTGCAGTGGTGCACAATCAGAGACAACCGCCGTGACGGCATCTTTCATCAAGGGGAAGGCTCCGTGCTGTACGCCGAGAACTGCTGGATAAGACAGAGCGGGGAACGAGGCATACACTGTATAAATGCGACTCCCGTTGTGCTGAACTCTATCGTATCCGAAAGCGATATGAACCAGTTCGGAAACGAAGGCGTTCTTATGGTGAACCCGACCTATCCGCCCCTGCTACTTAACAACACACTGGCGCACAACACGAGCAAAGGATTGTTCTTTTCGGACAACGGCACGGTGAGCGATCCGAACGGCAAGGACTGGCCGGACGTTGAAAACTGTATCCTCTGGCTGAATAACGCAGGCGGTGACCAGTTTGGAGGGTTCGGGCGGGATTGCATTGCGTATAGCTGCATTTATGACCCGAACGACCCCGATGGCTTGGACCTTACTCGCGACCTCAATTACAACTTCAGCGCAAGACCCAAGTTTGCCTACGTCGACCCGAACAATGTACGGATCGCGTATGACTCGCCCTGTAAGGATGCGGGCAATCCGGCGTTGGACTATGAAGACCAATTGGAGATGGACCGCAACGAAAGGGTCTACGGCACGACCGTCGACATAGGGGCCTATGAGGTAAGCTGCGAAGACACCTCTAACGAAATGGACTGGAACGCCGACGGCCGCATCAACTGGGGTGAATTCGCCGCGCTGGCCTCGGTCTGGCGGGCGCATGACCCCAATGACCCGGCGCTTACGGACCCGAATAACCCGCGCTATGAGTATGTGAACGACCCGAACGGCTTCGCCCAGCCGGCCAATCTGGCACTTTGGTATCCCAACGCCCCCAAGTACAACCTGTCCACTACCGGCTACAGCGAATACGCCGTTGATTTTGCAGACCTCGTGGCCTTGATCGAAAGCGAGGACTGGCTTGTCTGGCAAGCCTGCTGGCTGCAAGGCGGCTATTCCCAGATGATGCCGAGCGGCGGCGAGAGCATGCTCTTGGGTACCTTCGAGGCGATAGCCGTCGATACACCCGTCCCGTCGGAGAGGTCAAGCTACAAAGAAAGGTTGCACCTGGCCAACATCATTTGGAAGCTCGAATCGCTTTGGCTGACGGACCCGGACATCCAGCAGCACATTGACGCGGCTGACTGGCAGCGGTTCATGGACGCCTTGCACTATAACTTCCTTGAATTAGAGACCGGCATACTCCTTATAGAGTGACCGCTTGACTTTGGAGTCGTCAAAGGGTATAATCAGATCGGTTAGGGGATATACCATGATAAAGAGACTGGTTCGGCTAGTATTGTTCGCTTGTTCTGTCTGGCCGGCCTATGCGGCCTACGATGACGGCCTGATTTCCCGCGGCGAGTATGAGTGGTATGTAGAATGGTTCAGTGACACCCTTGTTGTAGACGGGGGTGGAGCCAACGTGATGGAGGCCAGGAACTTCAGCCGAATTGAGGTTCAGTCAACAAGCTCTCCTTTAGGTACCGGAGTCGGCGGTATAATGGACCTCGTGCTTGGGGGCTACAGCCGTTTGGATTATTACGACGGCGAAACAGAGGAACTCACCATAGGGCAGAATGCCAAAGCCTACCTCTACGGCGGGCGCATTGATGCTATCAGCAACGCTCAGAATGCCAACTTTCCGCGGATATTTATTTACGCTCAAGAGGGCTGGTCGTGGACCTACGAAGCCGGCAAGATAAGAGGCATCACGGGCTCGTGGTATGACGGCACAAACCTTAACATCCGCTTTAACCCCTATTGGGAGGATGAGTACCCCCCGGCTTGGAAGAACATTCAGGTCATCACCCCCGAACCGGCAACACTGCTTCTCATGGCTCTTGGAGGCATGCTCCTACGACGAGGGCACTGATCGACCCAGGGGCCTCCGGCCACCCGGAGGCCCCTTTTCAGCGCCTGCGATGAACTTGAATGAAGGACTACTTGACCAGGTTCAGACGAGGTTCTGCTTGTTCACCCGTGAACAGCTGTTGCTGTACGGCATCTATGATCAAGGAGCAGGTCGCGATGTCACAAGGCCATAATCGTGGTGGTGCCGTTTGGCGAAGACATGGCTTCACCCTCACCGAACTTCTCGTCATAATAGCAATTGTTGCGATTCTGACCGCTGTCCTGGTGCCGACACTGGCGAGGGCGAAAGAACGAGGACGGCGGGCAGTCTGTGCCAACAACGTTCGCCAGTTCATCGTGCAAATACACGCCTATGCCAGCGAGAACACCGACCGGTTGCCAAGTGGATTGTCTAATCACGGCGAAGATGAGCACACGCCAATCCTTTCCAGTGCCATGTACGACGCCCTCGTCGGAAGTGCCGGTGATATTAAGTTCCTGACGTGCCCCTGGCTCAAGGATCCTTTTACCAACTCGAACAGTTGGTACTACCAGCAGCACGGAGACTACGGCTACCTCTTGGGATACAACTATTTGGGAGGACACGCCGGAACACCATGGCCTCTGACCGCACCCGCTACGAGCGAATGGATAAGCCCGCAGACCAGCAGTGACAGAGGGACTGCGCCAGTCGTGACCGAACTCAACGCGTGGAGCACGGGGAAGATCGTGACCTTCACTCCCCATGGCAAGCGGGGACCAATCAACAATTACAGTAGTCCGGGGGCCGGCAGCAGTCCGCCACAGGACATTGGTGCCGAAGGTGGCAACGTGGGACTCCTCGACGGTTCGACCTCGTGGAAGAACATCGAGGCCATGAAGATATACATAGGATCGCGACAGTGCCCCGCCGATGGTTGCCTAACCATGTGGTGAACACGAAGACAGCACACTGGGCTTGTCCTGACGCTGAGGTGCGAAAGCGTGGGGAGCGAACGGGATTAGATACCCCGGTAGTCCACGCCGTAAACGATGCCTACTAGGTTGTGGGGATTCTGACATTCTCACAGTCGAAGCAAAAGTGTTAAGTAGGCCGCCTGGGGAGTACGGTCGCAAGGCTAAAACTCAAAGGAATTGACGGGGGCTCACACAAGCGGTGGAGCATGTGGATTAATTCGAAGCAACGCGCAGAACCTTACCTGGGTTTGACATGCTTGGATGCCAATCTGGAAACAGAGGAAGCTGCCTTCGGGTGAAACTTGCACAGGTGCTGCATGGCTGTCGTCAGCTCGTGTCGTGAGATGTCGGGTTAAGTCCTTTAACGAGCGAAACCCTTGCCGTTAGTTACCAGCGGGTCATGCCGGGAACTCTAACGGGACTGCCGGTGTTAAACCGGAGGAAGGTGGGGATGACGTCAAGTCCTCATGGCCTTTATGCCCAGGGCCTCACACGTGCTACAATGGCGGCGACAAAGCGACGCGAGACCGTGAGGTGGAGCAAATCGCAAAAACGTCGCCTCAGTTCGGATTGCAGGCTGGCAACTCGCCTGCATGAAGTTGGAATCGCTAGTAATCGCGTATCAGCTATGACGCGGTGAATGTGTTCCTGAGCCTTGTACACACCGCCCGTCAAGTGATGGGAGTCGGGAGTACCCGAAGTCGGGTTGTTAACCAGTAATGGAGACGCCTGCCTACGGTAAGCTCGATGACTGGCACTAAGTCGTAACAAGGTAGCCGTAGGGGAACCTGCGGCTGGATCACCTCCTTTCACGGACGGCACCCCCATTCAATCGTCACGCTCGATGACGCCAGACACGCCTGCCGATTGAACTGCCCGCCCGCCCCTGATTGAATTGGCCGCGCCGCCCTGCTTCGCAGACCTCCCTTGTTCTTACGCTGCCGGCCAACCGCACCACCGCCAGCTATCCGAATCGGAACTCGCCCCGTCGAGCAAACGTCCTGCCCGCAAAAAGAGCGCCGTCATGCCGTTTGCGAAATCGCCGGGCCGAAGCCTGTTCTTACGAGGCGGCGGCACCGCTGAACCCGCATTCTGCGACTTCGCTACATCTGCGGCCTCACCCCCCCTATATCGAAAAATGCCTCAGACCGTCCGGGCAGTACAATCCGTCCCTCGAACCCGTTGCTTTTCACGTCGGGGGCGGGGACCGCCTTCGGCGGGGACGGCCCGCATCCGAATCTCTTAAACGCCCGTTCTCGGCTGTCTTTCACGAACAGCACACGATTCTGCTGCGGGCCTTCGATCCGCGACCGTGTCGCTCTACGTTCGCCCGCCCCCCCGTCAAAAAACGACGCCACACGGCCGAACTATCGACCCGTCCGCGCTTAAGTCGAATCTCGCTTGACGTCCCCGCCCCCGCCGAAAGCAAGTCCTGCGGACCCACACAGCCCCGGACGCCTGAGGCATCGAAACACAACATGGGGGTGAGCCGCAGAGCGGTCCTTCCGGCAACGGCCCCGCCAAGCCGCTGCGCTAATGTCATGCCCGTTGCTTCCCAGAAGGCCCGCACCGCCGCCTCTTTGAAACACTCATACGGCCTGCGGCCGCCAAAACAACTGCCCCCCCGTATCCCGTCTTTCGTGGGGGGGCAGGTGTTTTTGAGAACAACTTTTTTAACCGCTTTTGTGAAAGGAACAAATCATGGCAAAGCAGAATCAAACCACCACCCGTCCGTCAGCCGCTCCGGGCCCCAATCGCGGCCAATCCGCCCAAAGCGCCGACAACACCGCCGAGGTCGTCGAGTTCTGCCGGAAGCTCAACGTCACCGCCGAACTGGTCGGCCGCTGGATCTGGGTCTCCTTTCCCGAGGCCCCCGACGAGGCCACCCGCAAGGCCCTGAAAGAGTACGGCTTCCGCTGGTCGGCCCGCCGCGGCAAGTGGGCCCACAATTGCGGCGTCCCCACCAAGTCCGCCCATCAGTCCGACCCGTGGGCCAAGTACGGCTCGAAGATCGTCCACCAGGCGAAGGCGGCCGTCTGATGAGCGCCGTAAACGTCTTTCTCGTCGTCTATGCAGTCGTGTGGGGCGGCCTCCTGGCCGCCCTGCTCGGCTGGCTCGCGTACAACATCGTCCTCGAGGCGCTGGCCTCCGTCTGGCCCGTGCGTTTTGAGAAAACCGCCCTCCGTGTCCGCCGGCGTATGCGTCAGAAAATCCGCCGCCGCCAGCGCGAACTCGGCCGCGACTACTTCAACCGCACGCACGGCCCGCAGTTTGCGGATGCCTGCCGCGACACGATCGAGCTGATCCTGTCCTCCGGTCCCGACTACTTCCGCAAGAACGGCCTGCGTTCCCCGCGAGAAGCCCACAGGCCCCGACGTTACCGCTAACCGCTAAGAGCTAATTGCCAATTACTGACATAAGGAGCCTACCCATGACCCAACTGCAGGAACTACACGCCCGGCTCGAAGCCGCGGCCTACAAAGTCACCGACAATTTCTGCTATAGTTGCTACAAAATTGTCAAAGACAACCACTGCCCCACCTGTCATTCCGATGACTTCATGCGCCACCTGGCCGGCGTCGGCGTCGAATACGGCACCGAATGGGTGATCGAACACCTGATCAGCACCCGCTGCACCCCCGTCGACGGCGAGGAGATGTTCGCCGAACTCTTAGACGAATGCTACGAGGAAGTCAAAATCGGCTGCTGCACCTTCAGCCCAAGCCAGATCATGAAGGAACTCGACCCCGTATCCTTCCGCGTCGGCACCCAGGAGAATCTCGACTCATTAGCCGAAGACGGCCAACTGTACGAAGCCAACGGCAACCACTACAACATCACCGACATCGAACAAATGCTCGACGACATCGAATCCGAGTAACCCCGAATGGGGAGGCGGCCCCGCGCCGTCTCCCCCTTCTCTCCCTGTCCCCCCTGTCCACACCCTTTTCCCATCTACCCCTGTATATTTGCGCATCCCCCGTTTTCTTTCAAATCACAGTACAGCCAACTCAGTCAGGTTCAAGTGTGGACAGTATGGACACCCCCACATAACCCCCACAAACACAACAAGTTACTTTGTCCACACTCTGTCCGCCGTGTCCACCCCGCTGCCCCGGTTTTTGTACTCGTCCTTCAAATCGATGCCGATGTAGACGTTGACACGGTTGTCCCCGCCGGCGATGTCCACCCCATAATCAAACCGAAGCATGGACACGTCCACCCTGCGGCGCTCCTTCTTGAGCCTCGGCACAACGGCCCTGATCCTGCTGGCGAACTTCTGCTTGGAATACCCTTCCCGCCCGTTCTCTCCTGCCCAATCGGTCTGTGCACGCCACAGCCCGTCAACCGGCACGCTGTACGCCGGCCCGACGTGGCACCAATCCGCCACAAATCCCGACAGGGGCGCACTCATCGCCTCAAAATCGGCCCGACTCTCGACACTCGCCGGATGCTCCTGCAGATGGCCCCGCTCCCGCAGCCGCTCTAACCCCACGAGCGCCCAATTGAAAACCCCCGCTATTTCGGCCAGCAATCTGCCTGCCAGCGCCATGTCCTCGTTGCCCAGGAAGCTCTCGGTCGTCACCAGGAACGTGAACCGACTCGCCAGTGCCCCCGACGAGTCGCGCAAGTCCTGCACCTCGTTGCCGAGGATCAAAAACCGTACGCCCAGCTTGTCCACCTGAATCTGCGGTCTGTTCTTCGGGTTGATCTGCTGCGCATCCTCCCCCGAGATACTCTTTAACCGCTCGACCGCTACCGTCACGTCGTTGCTCTTGCCGCCTAAATGGGCATCCCCAATAATCGCCAGGCTCTTGTTCATCAGCGGCTGCAAGCCGAATTCCTTCGCCAGACTCGTCAGCGTCGGCGCCGCCGTATTCGCTGACCCCACCAACTCCCGCAGCACCTTGCCGATCGTCGACTTTCCGCTCCGCCGCGGCCCGACGATGGAGAATATCTTCTGCAGGTACGTCCCATGCGTGACGAGATACCCAAACCACTCCTGCAGTATCTCCGCCGCCAGTTCGTCAGGCACAACCTTTTCGACCTGCACCAATTCCTGCTTCTCGCCATCATATTCCCCCGAGTCCTGCCGGATCGTGAATATCTCCCCTAAGAACCGCAGCCAGACCGGACACGTCGCCTGCGGATCATAGTCGAACGGCAGGAAATTCAGCGTGTAGAAGTCTTCCGTCAGTGCTAATACCTTCGGCTCGTCGCCCGAAATGTCCAGCATGCAGTTCTTCAAGACGATCACATCCTCCGCCAGTTCCTGCCGCGTCAGCCAGCACGGCGCATGCTGTTCAGGCGGGATATGCACCCCCTCTAGCGCCTCCAATGCCCCTATGATGTCGCGGATGCGCGTAGTGGTCGGCCTGATCTTCCACACCACCTCATTGTCGCCGACCCTCTTCAAGTACCTGCACCGCCTCAAGAACCGCCGGACCAGAACCCCGACCTCCTTCTCACCCGCAATCCGATGATAGTGTCCGTCCCGGTAGACCGTCCAGCCGTCGATGCAATTGAACCGGTACTTCTCGGCCGCATGCGCCACGAACGCCTCGGCGACCGTATCCGCGTGATCATCATCCACCAGTATCTCACCCGTAGCCATCACCACGCCGCCGCCCCCGTTTCCCCCATTTGCCGCCGGCGGATACTTCGACACCGAATCGGCAATCTGCTGAAGCTCATGGAACCCCAATGGCGGCCGGCAGCGGTTCTTATTGACCGCAATCAATGCCGCATTGATTTCATCGGCACTGCATCCCTTCCGACGCATGGCCCCGGCTAAGGACGTTAGCTCGGCGTTCCGCTGCCCCTCGGGTATCGGCTCCCCCTCAGTCGCGATCTCGCCTCTTTCCACCGCTGTCTCCGTTGCCGCCCCGGCTGCCTCCGCCGACTCAAGCAGCCACTCCGGACATGCCGCCAGGTCGACCGCCCCCGGATCACCTCTCCACCGATACTCATGCCCGCTGATATGCACCGACGGCGGCGCAACCACATACCCGCCATCCGACCGTACATCCAGCCCCGGTGCTATCCTGCTCACCGAGTTCCTCACGCGGCCGGCCTGCGGATACCTGAAATAGAAATGCCGACCGCCTCCGCCCGTCGCCACCTCTAACGTCGCCGGCACGCTGAGCCGCTGAATCGACGAGTCCCCGCCATGCGCCGGGTCAACGTCCAGAACGACCAGACCGGATTCGCGGCCGGCAGCGATCCCTATGTTGAGAAGCCGGCCGCTTCCAAACCACCGCCGTATCGTCTTTCCGTCCGCGGACGCATCCTTCGATCCGTTCCATGTTACCGGATGCTTGCCCGGAGAGCCGCAGTCGGCCTTGCCGCAGGTGCACCTGCCATCCCGTATCGAATGCAGCGGCATAACCCGCCAGCCCCTGGCGGCACACTCCAGCGCAGCCTCCAAAACTCGGCTCTGATATTCATTCATAGTCATGCTGCGACTCACCGATACCTGTGACTCTACAATGGCACGCCTTGCTCTGCGGCCTTCTGAATAAGGCTATCCAGACTCGCCTCGCGGAACTTCCGCGACCGCCCGACCGTCACCTGTTGAAGACCCTTCGCGACCAAGCGCGGCCGCAGGGTATTGAAGTAGCGGTAGCACACCCCCAGTCGCTTTGCGGCCTGTTTCGCGGTCAGAAGTTGCTCACTCACGGCTGTTCTCCTTAGACCGCGTGCATGCCTCGTACAACGGCTGCCCGTTTTCCGCGGCATCCTTGATCAGCCTGTCAATCGTCGCCTCCCTGTACGCGATCCGCCGCCCCGCCCGCACGGCCTGCAAGCCCGCCGCGATGAGCTTTTCCCGATAGCGGTAGAATGTCCGCAAGCTCAGACCAAACCGTTCCGAAGCCTTCTTCGCTGACAACAACGCCTCAGACATGATCCAGCCTCCTCTCGATGTGCTCGCGCACAAGCTGGTCGACTATCGCCCAGGCTTGCTTCGTTTCCTTGGTCGCATGCTTCTGGCCGGCAAGTTCCAGCACGTACATCGCCGCCAGCAGCAGCCCAGAATCACAGTCACATTGCTGACCGTGCCCCCGCGGGCCTTCCGCCCGGACCTCCACGGCCACATTGCTTCGGCCATCGCTGACCGAAATCATCGCCCGTTCACCCGGCCGCAGCCGAAAGGTTCGGCTTGCCGTGTTTGCTCGTTTCGTTGCCATACTGCTGACTCCAACATCATTGTCATACAACGCCTTGTACTGCTCACACGGGGCATTCTATGCCGCAATGTTGGCGCACAACGGTTGCGCAAGATGGAAACGAAATGATTCTGCAGAAATGACCTTTTCGCTGCTCAGAGTCTGCGAAAATTCTGAAAAAAAATCCCCCGCGCAACGATCGCGCAACGATCTTCACCCGCGATCAGTGTTCATCAGGAATCCTGTTCCTGTCCTTCCTCAACTCCTCAACATCAGCCGCCAATTCCTTGTCGTCGCGCCGCTGTTTCTGCAGCAGCACACTCGTCAGCCACACTTTCCGCCCAGCCCCGCTAATACCATTATCTTTGATTGCGCCATCGTCCGCCATTCGCGACACCGTGCCTACAACCAGCCCCAGAATGCCCGCTGCCTCCTTCAGCGTAATCTCTCTGTCGCCCTCGACCTGCCGCTCCGTACCCAATATCTGCCCCATCAGACACCCGCTCGCCAGCCCCTTCTCGGCAATATCCTCCGCATAGAGTTTGAGCGCAGCCGCCTGCGCCTGCTTCACCTGCTGGCCGTTCCTCCTGTACATTTCATAAAGCCCTTCCCCTACGTCGTCGCTGCGTCCCTCGATATTAAGGTACCGCTCTGCTGATCTCTCCGTATCTCCCAAAGAACTGCATCGCCGTCAAATCTCCGCACTCCTTCATCATGCGGACGTAGCTTTCCGTCAACACCATGTCCTGCCCTTCATCACTCCGCCCGCCAACGAACACATCCTTGGCGTACATGTCGACCGGGTCTAACGCCGCGCACCCCGCCGCCAATGCCGCGACCCGTCTGTCGATGCACTGCGAACAACTGCCGCAATGCGTATGAAGCTTCGTCATCTGGAACACGTGGCTGCAACTAACCGAGTATTTGATCAGATCCCCATGCCCCAGGTCACGGACCATTTCGACGATCTCCGTCTTGGTCTTCCACAGGAACGGAGTCTCTACACGGAACTCCCCGCCGGCCACCAGTGTGAACAATCGTGCCATACCCCGTATCGCCTTCGGGTGTGTCGTCCGCGTTGCTCGTGCGCCGACGACCTGTTCGGCAATCGGAAGGTTGATACTCGTCACTCCGTTCTCATAGAACCGAATGCGCTTCTTCTTGAACATCGCCGCCACGGTCGCCGCAATACACGCGTACAGAAATGACCGGCTCCGCTGCGACGTATCCGCCTCCTTCCAGCCAAGTTTCTGAATCCAGATCGGCACGTGATGCGTCATCTTTGTTTCACAACGCTTTTCGATTTCCTCAACAAGCGCCTTCTGCTTGCTGTATATCTTTGACACACTTCGATGACTCACCAGTGCAACCCGATTGCCCTGTCTGAATATCTCATCAAGCGCACCCGCCAGCGAATCGAGCCCGCCGCTGAACAGAACCACCTCGTCTACAATCTCCTCCACGTTCTCTCCCGAGAACTCCAGATAGTCCGAGAACTTCGGCCGGTGTTTCAGTCGCGTGAACCGGAACTCATAGAAGTCATCCGACAGGAAGCCCAGCAGTTCCCTCAGTGCTTCCTGCACATCCTTGCGATTCCAGAATTTCGGATTGCGCACCGCAATGACAAAGTAGAAGTCTCTCCGCCAGTGTTCCCCCAAGTCCCGCACGCCGCTTCCGCCCCTGGGCGTCGACTGATCCGCACAGTAGACGTACGTCGCAATCTCGATCAGGTCTTCGTAGATGCTCGGTAGGTCAGCCACCATCCGCTCGGTAATGTCCGCGATCTTCAGCACGACGTTCTGTTTCGGCCCGGTAAGGTCGAGGCTGAACTGCTCCGCCCCCGCCGGGCCAAACCCCTTGGCCGGCATCGCAGGCGAGCCGCACAGAAATAATCGCTGATACCTCACAGCGCGACGCCCCCTCGCTTAAGCTCGGCGGCCATCTTCTTCAAAGCGACATGACCGAACCCCCTCGCCTTCTCCGGCGTGATCCCCGTCTCGTAGTTGGTCTTCGTGTACCACCCCCCGGCAAAATCCTCCACGATCACGGCCGCCTGCCGGCAATGGAGCTCCAGCGCCTCCTTGAACGCCGTGTGCGCGTCAATGCCGTCGATCGCCCCGCCCGGCCCTACGTGCTTGGAACTTTCGCGGCTGACGAAGTATGCAAGGTACCGATAGCTGAACCGACTGAAAAAGTCCTTCGCCAGCACCGCAAAGTTCTTCTTCGTCGACATATCCCGGACGGCCTCATGCACATCGTCCGGCGTCGTCCCAAACAGGTTCCGACTGCGCCGAAGCGTCCCCTCCGACAGCGCCTCCACCGCGGCGAACTGCGCCATCTCCGACACGTCCGACCGCGCCTTCCGCTCGCTCAGATGCCGATCTACCTGCGTCGACACCGCCCCGACAATCTCGAGCAGCCCCGGTGCAGTGCTGACATCCAGCCCCAGCTTCCGCAGACTCCTCCCAAAATCCTTCTCCCGCGCCGCTAATGTGATCTGCGTCAGCAGCCAGAGTACATGCCGAAACCCCTCGTCCCCCGCTGCCTCCCGAAAACCCCGTTCCGCTGCGGACAATGTGGCCGCTGCAACGTCCGTTGCATTCGCCCCACTGCCTAACAGTTCCATCACCTGCACCCAGTTCCGGGTTCTCGGCAGATTTCCTAACCGTACATGTCCCATCCACAGGCCCTCATTGAAACCGAAGTGTCAACCCGTTTTATCGGCTTGCCTGACAATACCACTTTAATCACATCCCTTTTGCCCCAATAACCCCCATATTATCGCCCGTTATGGCCGCCCCGGCCTCTGTCCGCCCCGTTTCCTCCGGAATTGTCTTGCTGAACGGACATGGGCACCTTAGAATCCCCTTTTCTCGGATACGCATACAATGGATTACCGGCTTTCTGCTCGCGATAGGACATCACCATGGCACTCAAAAAGAGCCAGCTTTACAGCTCCCTGTGGCAAAGCTGCGACGAACTCCGCGGCGGCATGGACGCCTCCCAGTACAAGGACTATGTCCTGACCCTGCTTTTCATGAAGTACGTCTCCGACAAATACGCCGGCCGCCCCGACGCCGTGATCGAGGTGCCCGAAGGCGCCAGCTTTGCCGACATGGTCAAGCTCAAGGGCGATAAGAACATCGGCGAAAAGATCAACATAATCATCGGTGCCCTCGCCAAAGCCAACGACCTCGACTTCCTGATGCCGGAAAACGCCGCCGACTTCAACAACGAGGACAAGCTCGGCCACGGCAAGGAGATGCAGGACCGCCTCACAAAACTCGTCGCCATCTTTGAAGGTCTCGACTTCAGCGCCAACCGTGCCGAAGGCGACGACCTCCTCGGTGACGCCTACGAGTACCTCATGCGACACTTTGCCACCGAATCCGGCAAGAGCAAGGGCCAGTTCTACACCCCCGCGGAAGTCTCCCGCGTCATGGCCAGGGTCATAGGCATCGAACGCAGCCGCCAATTGAACTCCCCCACCGTCTATGACCCGACCTGCGGTTCCGGCTCTCTTCTGATTAAAGCCGCCGACGAATCGGCAGCACCTAATATCGCTATCTACGGCCAGGAAAAAGATCTTGCAACGTGGTCTCTCGCTCGGATGAACATGATTCTCCACGCTCATCCTACGGCCGAACTATGGCATGGTAACACCCTTGCCGCGCCCCACTGGAAGAATACCAACGGTCTAAAGACCTTCGACTTTGCCGTTGCCAACCCTCCGTTCTCACATAAGGGCTGGACCAGCGGCCTGAATCCTGCCAACGATGAATACAACCGCTTCGAGTACGGCGTTCCTCCGGCCAAAAATGGGGATTATGCCTTTCTCCTCCACCTGATCAAATCTCTCAGAAGCAACGGCAAGGGGGCCATCATCCTGCCTCACGGCGTCTTATTCCGAGGCGGCAAGGAGGCCGACATCCGTCGCAATCTTATCACACGCAGGCTTATCAAGGGCATCATCGGCCTGCCCGCAAACCTTTTCTACGGTACGGGTATCGCAGCCTGTATCCTCATCATCGACAAAGAGAACGCGCACGCCCGCAGTGGTATCTTCATGATCAACGCCTCTCGCGGCTTCATCAAGGATGGCAACAAGAACCGCCTGCGAGCCCAGGACATTCATAAGATCGTGGACGTGTTCACTAGTGCCGTTTCAATTTAATGAGTTTTACTTTGCTGGGTTTGTTTGTTGCGGTACGTGACATATCTGTCCAGCGAGGTTTTGAGTTCGCTGTGGCTCTGATAATAGGTGTTGCGAATGACGAATTCCTT